TATACCTACACAACGTGTACGTAAAGCAAATAACGCGATTGCAAATACTACCGATTCATCTTTTCAGTATGATGTTGAAATTGCAGCGAATACTTCAGGTAATGGAGCCATTGAAGTGGCTCATGTTGCTACTGCTGGATCTGGTTATACATTTGGAACAGGAACAGTTCCATCTGGTACGTACAGTACAACTACCGCAAAAATTTCTACATCACATGGTTTTGCAACTGATTCGATTGTCAATAATGACATCTACTTTACTTCAGACTCCGCAAGTGGTGTTACAGGTAAAGGTGGAACAATCGAAGATTACCAATCAGGTACTCAAATTGTAACTTTTGCACCAGCCCTTGCAAGTGCTAACGTACCTGCAACTGGAGATGGATATTCTATCGGCCCTAAAATCGTTATTACTGGTGATGGACATGGAGCAAATGTTCGTGCAACCAATACCGCATCTGGTGTTATTGGTGATATTGTGGTTGTTGCCGGTGGTAACAATTATGGTAATGCCGTAGCAACGATTATTACAAACGCAGGTTCTTCTGGAGCCGTTACACCAATTATTGGCCCACGTGGCGGACATGGTGATGACGCAATTGAAGAACTTGGTGGATTTTTTGTCATGGTCAATAGTCGATTGGAATACGGAGAGTCTGGAAATTTTACTACAAATAATGATTTCCGTAAGATAGGGCTCGTAGCTCAACCATTATATGCTAATGGTGATGTTGCAACCGCAACAACAATTGATCAATGTGTAACTATAACAGTTCAATCTTGGAATAGTACAGCATTTGCAGAAGATGAACTTGTAACTGCAGCAAAATCGGGTGCAACTGGTAAAGTTGTCGATTTCAAAAATAATACAACTCTAAGATTGGTTGATGTTACTATGGGATCAAACACTACTGTTGGATATGACGCCATTGCCGGATCATTTCAAGCAAATGAAACCTTTACGGGAGCTGGTGGAGGATCAGCAAATACTAGTGCAGTAGTTGGTGGTGATTTCGAGAAATTTTCTGGAGATGTTCTCTACATAGAAAATCGTTCACCGGTAACAAGAGCTGATGATCAAATAGAAGATGTTAAATTAATTATTGAATTCTAATCATTTCATTTTATACTAGAGGAAGATTGAATGTCGCTTTCAACAAATTTCAATGTTACGCCGTATTATGATGATTATGACGAATCAAGTAATTATTATCGTATTCTTTTTAGACCTGGGTATGCAGTTCAGGCAAGGGAAGTAACACAATTACAGACCATACTTCAAAAACAAATTGAGAGGTATGGCCAGCACATGTTTAAAGATGGTAGTAAAGTTTTTGGTGGAGAAGTAACATTAGATACTGATGTTAAATCTCTTAAACTAGAAACTCAGGAATCGGGAGTTAATATTAATGCAGCTTCTTTTTCCGGAACTACTATTGTCGGTGCAACTTCCAATGCACGAGCACGGATTGTGGCTTCGCAGGCAGCCAGTTCCAGTACTCAACCTACGTTAATGTTCCATTATTTGTCAGGTGATACATTCGATGACGGCGAAACAATCGCGGCCGGATCAGTACAAGCAACAGTTGTTAGTGTTGCAGGACCTTCTGGTATTGAAGGAGCTACTGGTAACGGTTCGGTTGTTAGTGTCGATACAGGCGTATTTTATGTTGGTGGATTCTTCCTCTTTACTCCCGCAAATACTATAATCATGGATGCCTATTCCAAAACTCCTTCTGGGAGAGTTGGATTAGAAATTACAGAATCAACAAAAACAAGTGATGATGATCCTCTGTTACTTGATCCAGCTTCAGGTACTTACAACTATGCAGCTCCAGGGGCAGCAAGATATAAAATTGAGTTAGCCTTAAAAAGTAAAACACTTACCTCAACAGATCCAGTTCTACAACTTGCGGATGAAAATTTTATCCAGTTATTGAAAGTTATAAGTGGTGTTAAAAATGAAGAAGTTAAGTATCCCATGTATGGGGAACTTGAAAAGACTTTGGCAAGAAGGACACACGATGAGTCTGGTGACTATACAATCACTCCATTTAATTTAGATCTAAAAATCCATAGAGGAATTTCAGGGTTAACTGTGGCATCAGGTGTTGATGGTACTACAGTACATGGAAATAATACTCTTTTTGAAACTGAATTAGATGTGGGTGATGAGATTTATCTTGGAGCTAATACTACGACTTCAACTGTTACAGCAATTGCTAATAACACAAGATTAACAGTACAGACAACTCTCCCCACAAATACAGGCGATGCAATAATTTACAACGAGTCTGAAATTTCTGCTGGTATGGATGCGGGTAAGGCTTATGTAAAAGGTTATGAATATGAGAGTATTGATACACATTATATTGATGTAGATAAAGGTAGGGATACTGAAACTGTTACTAATTATAGTATGACTTCAGAAGTGGGAAACTATCTTGTAGTTGATACTGCCAGTAGTTTATTTGATGTTGGAGCTTCGGAAGTTTGTCAAATGCACTCAGTTCCTTTTGCCTCGATTAACTTAACTAATAATACCACATTCGCGGCGACTCAAGTTGGAACAGCAAGAGTTCGCAGTATGGATTGGGATACTAGTTCTGGAAATACAGCATACGCAGATACCAATCACTCTAATTATAGATTATATCTTTGGGATGTTAATACTTCAAATAATATCACAGGTACATCCTCCCGTCACCCCCAATCTGCTAATACAAGTATAGTTCAATTAGAAGCCAGTACTACTTCCTATGTAAATGATGCATATACAGGTGCAAGTATTACTGTTAATACAACAAGTGGTATTGATGTTTCAAGTGATGTTAGAATTATTGATGATTATTATTCTATTCAAAATTTTGTTGGTATAAACAATACTACGCCTGGTGTACTGTTTTCTTGTGTTAAAAATGGGACTACTACAGTTACTACAGCCTCTACATCTCCACTTGTAGTCGGAATGATAGTATCTGGAACAGGAATTGTAGATGGTACAACCATAGCATCTATTACAAATTCAACCTCTTTTGTTTTATCGGTAGCCGCAACAGATAGTGCAACTAGCATTTTATCATTTATGGATACATCATTGATTACTGACGCAGGTGATATAATTCTTTTGGAAGACGCCACAACTGCGAATACTGGTGATAAACAATTATTGATGGATTCTGGAAATTATGTTGTAGCTAATACTGTATTGACTCAAGCAACCATTGCTAATACTACTTACGAAATAGATTTCAAAATTAAAGATGTAGAAAATATATCTATTTCAACATTAGCAGCGCCTCCTACTATTAATACTCATGCAGATATAGCTGATACTGGAAAATATAATAATAGTGATTCAGGTAATACAATCTTATCTAATACAGATAAAAATACTCTAGTCTTCCCATTACCTCAAAGTCCAATTAAAGGAACAGTAGGATCAACAGGTAATACAGTTAGTTACTCGTTTAAGAAAGTTGAGAAGGCAAAGACCATGACTCAAGGTGATGGTCAAATAACGCTTTCATTATCTAATCCTAATTATCGATTTATGCCGAGTGGTGGTACTTTATCTACAACAAACGCAAGAGAAAATTTTATTGTAGTTGTTAAGACTGCAAACTCTGCTCAAACATTTGTTAATGCTGTTGTATCTACAGCTACACTTCCAAGTGCCACAGCGACAGAAGCAAGAAACTTAGTAGTTGGTGATTATCTTGACTTAGGGGCAGTTAATAATTTAGGTGCAACGATTAGGCCAGTTATAGTTTCCGGTGATAGACAAAGGATAGACATATATTGTAATACTAATGTTGACTTTGTGGCAGATATTATTTATACTGTAGAAAGTTCTTCTGTAAAGAAACTGCCTGGACCTAGAACAAAAACAGTAGTTGCAGGAAACGGATCAGCTATTGTCGCGACTACTGGATCTCCCGCAGTACCTACAACTTCTACAGCAGGAGGTCAGTTCTATTTTGAAACACCAAATCAAACACAAACCGGAATTGATTCTGTTCCTGTTTCGGACGCATTTAATTTAGTAAAAGTTGTTGATTCAGGACAACCATTTATCCATGTCACAGCTGCAATGATGACAGCATCGGCCAATAATATTTCTGATAGATATACATTTGAATCGGGACAAAAAGATAACTTCTATGATCATGCTACTATTAAGTTAAAAGCTGGACAGCCAGGACCCGCAGGTAAAATTATGGTTGTTCTCGATTACTTTGATTGGGGTGGTGGTGAAGGTTATACCTCAGTAGATTCGTATCAAACAACGGGCCCGGCTTATAATCAAGTCGATGCTGCGAGTACTAAAACGTTTAATTATGGTGTAATTCCAGATTTTACTAGCCCCTCAACAGGAGAAACAGTTAGTCTAAGAGATTGTATTGATTTACGCCCGAGAAGACAAAATGCAACAAATGATATGAATGATACATTGACAATTGAAGGAATTCCAACTCCTGATCCTGATGGTACAATTTCCGCGGGGTTCAGTTATTATTTGTCAAGAGTAGATAAAATAGCACTTACCAAAGATAGAAAATTTAAGACACTTAGAGGAGAATCTGGTATTACTCCGATAGCACCTCCAGATGATGAAGATTCGATGACATTGTATTCATTGAGTATACCGGCATATACTTTTAATCTTACTGATATCACTACACGATATATCGACAATAAACGATTTACCATGAGAGATATTGGTAAATTAGAAAAGAGAATTGAAAGAATAGAATTTTATACTGCCCTGACCATATTAGAAAAAGAAACTGCCTCAAGAAGCTTTGCTACTGGTTCCGCGAAAGATTCATTATTCAATCCAACCGGAACCGCGTTCAAAAATGGTATATTGGTTGATTCCTTTAGTGGTCACTCAGTAGGTGATGTGATGAATGATGATTATAACGTTTCAGTAGAATATGCAAAGAAAGAAATGAGGCCGGGGTTTTATTATGATAACCATCGACTTTCATATAGTTTAGGATATAGTAATAACGTAACAAAGACTGGTGATTTGGTAACTCTTCCATATACAGATGTAGATTTTATTGTACAACCACTTTCAAGTACTACTCAATCCCTCAATCCTTTTAATATTACAAATTGGATGGGAGCAATAAGAACATATCCCACTTCTGATACATGGTTTTCACAAGGAATAAGACCTGATGTTACAACAAATTTAGAAAGTCAGAATGATAATTGGGCATTAAGTCCGTCTACTGGTAGAACAGGATTTGGTTCTCAGTATGATGATTGGAGTACTAACTGGACAGGGAAACAAGTAACTGAACAACCACAAGCTGGTGTAGATAAAGTAGGTAAGACAGGCAAGGCAAATAGAAGTACAGCAGAGATGACCGATTCCAAATCGAGAGTTGGAATTAGTGCCAATACTCCACCGGAATCAGTTCTTAAATCAATAGGTAATAAGGTTGTTGATTCAACGATTGTACCGTATGTAAGAGGACAAACTATTCAATTCGCAGCAACTGGATTACAACCACTTACTAATGTTTATGTATATTTTAGTGAAACTGATGTATCTGCAGTTATAAGACCGGCAAGTAAACTAACACTTATTACTGTTAATGGAAGTTTTACAGTAGGAGAAACACTTAAGGATGGTGCAAATAATTATGGAACGATTATGTTCTCCTCTAATACGACTAATAATACTGCTACAGTTTTCATTTCAAACGTAACAGGAAACACTGCCGCAACAGATGCAGCTCAATATGGAGCAGCTAATTCTCTTCCTGAGGGTCAACGTGAATCGTTTGGAACGGCAACTATTGGTGATGATACTCACGTATTTACTGTAGCTAATGCAGTAGAAGGATTAACAAGTACTGCAACAGCAAACGTTTCAACGCGATTACATTATTCCGTTGGAGTAGCTAATGGTATTATGAAAACGGATGACTCCGGCCAGATTGCAGGAGAATTTCATCTTCCAGATGCAACTTGGAGATCAGGAAATAAACTTCTTAGAATTACAGATAACGTATTTAATAATGTTTCTGCTACTGTTGCTTCATCAGAATCAACATTTGTAGCAAAAGGAATTCTACAAAGCCGTGAACAATTGTTAATTTCAACAAGAGAAACTATAAATCAAAGAGAACTTCCTAATGATGTAGCAATAGTCAGAGATACTACTTCACGTTCAACGGAAAAATCAAATTGGGTTAATCCACTATGTCAAACATTTCATGTTGATCCCAATTCATTTCCAAAGGGGCTGTTCTTAAGAAATGTTACTTTGAATTTTTATTCAAAAGATAATAATCTTCCAATTAAATTACAATTACGGCCGATTGTTAACGGATTTCCAAGTGCTTCTAAAGTAATTCCATTTGGTGAAGTTTCATTGAATCCAGATAGAATACAGGTATCAACTACGGCAAACTCCTCAGTTGCAAATACGACTACAAGAACAACATTTACTTTTGATTCTCCTGTTTTCTTGACACCTGATGAATATGCATTAGTACTTACATCAAATAGTACAGATTATAAAGTACACATGGCAGAAGAAGGAAAATCATCTACAGGGTCTGTTGCCAAAATATCTAAACCTTCATTTGTTGGTTCATTCTATAAACCACAAAACGCGGGGGTTTGGGAAGCAGATCCAAACAAGTATATAATGTTCAATATGCAGAGAGCAGACTTTGACATAGGTGGAGGTGGTAGTAATAACTTTGCAAAATTTATTACCGCTGCAAATTCTGCCACAGGTAATACAGCAAACGTAATGGCAGATGTAATCAAAGTTGGAACTTCTACTATAGATTTTAGTGATACAGAACTTCAATGGAAATATGCAGCATCTAATGGAACATTTACATTAGCCGATGGTACTGAAGGATCTGCATCTTATGTAAAATTTAGTCCAGATCAGAACTATGAATTGACAGATAGAAAAAGAGTACTTGCGTATACTAATGGATCTTTTAGAATTAGAGCAGAAATGAAATCTTCTAATTCCCATGTTACGCCTGTTATTGATCTTGATCGTTTGAATTTAATTTCTGTCGAAAATTATGTTGACAATGGTGGACTTGCAAATCCAGATTTTTCAATAACAACCAAAGGATCTGGTTATACGAATGTTATGTCATCGGCATATACCGCAACGATAACAAGTGGTGGAACTACAAATACTGCAACAGTAAACGTTCATGTTGAAATAACAATGAATGTTAACTCTACAGCAACCCCCGCTTCACTTGTAAGTGCCAATGGTGGATATACAATTGATAGTAGTAATCCCGGCGCATTTGTCGTTGGTGAAGCTGTGATGTGTAATGTTTATGGTAATACAGTACATACAACTGCAGCAGATAGTGGTGTCTATGGTATTATTTCAGCTGTCACTCACTTGGAAGGTAATCCATCAAAGAACGTTTCTTCTGTTACTATTAAAACGAATGCAAATAATAAAACTATTCCTACTCCGGGCGGTACACCAACTGCTGGCACTACGGCATTTGCTAATGGAGTTTTGATATGGGCAAATCCAAATGCACAACATACGACAATAGGTGCAGATACTGGATTTCCTGGAAGTAATACTAAGATGACAGTCTTTGTTGCTAATGGATATGTTTCAAATGTTGTAATAGTTGATACTGGTTCAGGATATACTCAAAATCCAACAGTCACAATGTCAACTGTTACTGGAGCCGGATCAATTAATACAGCAGTACAATGTACAGGAGAAGAAAGAAATAGTGGTGGCCCAATATCAGCAAAATATATTTCACGAAGGGTCACTCTTAAAGATGGTTTCGATGCTTCAGATCTAAAAATTGTCTTAAATTCATATAAACCTTTAGGTACAGATGTTCATGTATATTATAAAGTTAAGAACGCAGATGATCCTGATGACTTTGATTTGAAAAACTATATATTGATGACGCAAGAGACTTCTTCTGGAACAATTTCTAAAGGAAAAGAAGATGTTAAAGAGTTTATTTATCAAACACCGGCCGAAACCACGGCATATACATCAAATAGTGTACGATATGAAACATTTAAAACATTTGCAATCAAGATAGCATTAGTTGCAGATACTACATACGATATGCCAAGAGTGAAGGATATGCGAGCAATCGCATTAGATTAATCTAATGGGAACACAAGTACAAACAGAAGATCCTAGATTCATTAGAGACACCCATTCGAAGGCATTATTGAACACAGATTACAATGCTTTACAACAACATAGAAAAGAACGAGTGTATTTTCATAAACAACAAAATGATATAAATATATTAAGAGGTCAAGTCGAAGAACTCACAACAATAAGAGTAGAAATGCTTGAGATTAAAACTCTTCTTACAGAATTTATTAGAAACAAATAGGAGTCATAAACCATGAGTGCCAATGTCGCTTTAACAGATACCTTTGACCAATGGAGAGTCAAGACAAATGAAGTTGTGGTCATGACACAAACTGATGGAATGAGTAATTTCATTAAGTTGTTAGATACTACAAATTCTACAAGTAATACTACCGGCTCGATTATCACCGCAGGGGGCGTGGGTATCCTCAAATCGGCAGTGATAGGAGAAAATTTAAGAATACATGGAAATCTTATAACAGATGGAGATACTACAATAAGTGGTAATCTTATTTTTGGTGATGCAACCACAGACCAAGTAACATTCACCGCAGATATTAATTCCAGTTTAATTCCAAATGCCAATCTTACTTTTAATATTGGTAATACTACAATGCAATGGGCAAATGCTTGGGTAGGTCATGCAGGTATAACACAAAAGGCCGATTCAGGAAAACCCGCCCTTTCAGTTACTTCACAAGATGCAGATCAGCTTGGGATAAGTGTTACTGCAAGTCAAACTACCGCAGATGTTCTTGACATTGCAGCAGATTCAGTAACCACCGGTAAGGTTATTGATATTTCTGCTGGTGCACTTACAGAAGGGTCAGCACTTTATATCGATTCTGATTCCGCAGCTCCTGATACTAGAAGTATAGCAACGATTATTCAAAATCATGCTTCTGCAACAGGATCAACCGGACTTACAGTACAATCAAATGCAGGAAGAGGTGTATTTATTGATACAAACCTTGCAGCAGGTGGATATTCATTTGAAATAGATGCACAACAACAAACTTCAGATACAGCAAAAATTGCATCTGCTGCTACAACTGGAACTGTTCTTGATATCCAAGCTGAAGGAATATTAGCAGGAGCTGGAAGAGTCATAAACATCAATGCAGATGCTGCGACTACAGGTGTAGTAATGGAAGTTTCTGCCGATGCGTTGACTACTGGTAAAATGATAGATTTGTCTTCTACAGGAGTAATGACTGGCGCCGGAAGAGTTCTTAATGTTACCGCTGATGCTGCAACAACTGCAACTGGTATTTTCATGTCAATGGATGGATTGACTACTGGTAAGATGATAGATTTGACTTCCACAGGAACGATTACTGGTAATGGAAGAGTTATTGACATTACTGCTGATTCTGCAACTACTGGTGTTGGATTACAAATGTCAATGAATGCATTGACAACTGGTAAGATGGTGGATTTGACTTCTACTGCAACTCTCGTTACAACTGGAAGAATCCTTGACATTACTGCTGATACCGCAACAACTGGAACTGGATTCTCAATGTCAATGAACGGATTAACTACTGGCGCATTGATGGCTCTTACTTCAGATTCTGCTACTACTGGAATAAGAAGTTTAGTAACGATTAAGAATGATAATGTCTTAGCAGTCGCGGCAGTTCCATTTGTAGTAACACAAGATTCTACAAATTGTGTAGCGAAATTTAGCGGAACATCAACAATTGTTCTTCCAGTTGGAACATCTTCCAATAGGGGTTTTGAGGTTCAAGGTGGAATTCGATATAATACTACAACAAGTTCTTTTGAAGGTTATAGTGGATCTCAATGGGGATCACTTGGCGGAGTTATTGATGTTGATCTAGATACTAAAATTATTGCAGAAACATCAGCAGGTGCAGACAACGATGATTTAGATTTTTATACTGCTGGCACACAACGAATGAAGATAGATGAAACTGGATTAATAACAGTTGGTGTAGATGGTACAGGCTACAATGCTATATTTTATGGTGATACTGCTGGTAGTAACATGACATGGAATCAAGCTACGGATTCGTTACACTTAACAGACTCTTCCCCGATTAAGTGTGGTGATGCTCAAGATATGACAATATATCATGATGGTTCACACTCTCATATTACTAATGCAGTCGGTACATTAAAAATTGCAAATGCAACTTCTGGAATTGCAGTATTAATAGGACATGCAACTTCTGAAACAACTGTTGGAGATAATTTGACGGTTACTGGTACTCTTACAGAATCTTCTTATAGAGATCTAAAAACAAATATTGAACCTATTGAAAATATACTTCCTGCTGTTCTACAACTGCAAGGAGTTTCGTTTGATTGGAAAGATGATGAGGTGCCTGATAATAATTATGGATTTATTGCAGAAGAAGTACATGAAGTTCTTCCTAATTTGGTATCTTATAAAGAAGGCAAACCACATGGAGTTCAATATTCAAAAATGACTGCTGTTCTTCTTGAGGCAATCAAAGAACAACAAGTTCAGATCGATGAACTAAAAGCAAAATTAAATTAGATGCCACAGATTTCCTTATCATATAAATAGTATAGGAACAACTATATAAACTACACTATTATAAAAGGAGAAGGATTGTGGCATTGACCCTCCAAAAACAAACTGTAAACATTGCATTAGATCAAGGTTGCACGTTTGAAAAAGTAATCTACGCACAAAATTCTGTTAGTCAGAATGTCACTATCTCTACAGGGACATGTGCCGCTAAGATGCGTCAATCTTACTATTCATCAAATAATGTTACTACTATAACTACCGCCGTTGCAGGATCAAATGTAACAATCTCATTGACTGCGACACAGACTGCAGCTCTTTCCCCTGGAAATTATGTTTACGATGTTGAATATACACAATCGGGTGGTACAATAGTAGAAAGATTGGCAGAAGGAATTATAACGATATCTGCAGAGGCAACGAAATGACACAACCAACTACTAGAACAACTTTTAAAGATTATTGTAAACGGAAACTTGGCTGGCCAGTAGTCGAATTGAATATTGATGATGACCAAGTAGAAGATTGTATCGATGATTCTCTCCAATTTTACCAAGAATATCATTTTGATGCAACCGAAAATACATTTCTAAAACATCAAATTTCAGGCTCTACTCTCAAACTAGCGGGAGCTCCAACTGGAACTTTTTCAAATGGTGAAATAATTACTGGCGGAACAAGTGGTGTTCAAGCAACAGTACACGCATATCATAGTGCTAATACTACTTTAAGATATAAAGACCCAGAAGTTAAATCGGGTGGAGATGGTAATACGTTTTATGCAAATACTACTACTACATTTTCTACTGGCGAAACTATTACAGGTAATACAAGTTCAGCAACCGCAACAACTCATGCATCTACCGCAACAGCAATAGGAGACTACGATAACAAATACATAACTATAGCCGAAGCAATTATTGGGGTTCGAAGAATTATTCCCTTTTCTGATAATACTAGAACTAATTCTATGTTTTCCTCTAAATATCAATTTGCACTATCTGAAATGCATTCATTGGGAAGTGGTGGTTTAGCAAGTTTTGAAATTGCACAAGAATATTTAGCGTTGATTAATGAAATGTTTACAGGTCAGCCATCATTTAGATATAATCGACATGCAGACAAACTATATCTTGATATTTCATGGGGATCAGATGCCGACATAGATGATTTTATTGTTGTTGAAGTAGATAAAATTCTTGATCCGGCCACGTATACCGATATTTGGGGTGATATGTTTCTCAAAAGATATAATACCGCATTGATGAAAAAACAATGGGGCCAAAATCTTACCAAGTTTGAGGGAATGCAATTGCCGGGTGGAGTAACGATGAATGGAAGACAATTATATGATGACGCAACCGCAGAGTTAGAAACCATTCAAACAGAAATGTCGCTACGGTATGAACTACCAATAGATCATTTAATAGGATAATAAATGGCAACAAATCAGTATTTCAATCTGCATGGTACAAATACACCAGAGCAAAGATTGATAGAAAATTTAAATATTGAAGCTATCAAAACCTTTGGTATGGATGTATATTATTGTCCCAGAACATTGAATGATGAAGACACATTGATGGGCGAGGATAATACCGCATCTTATAATAGTGCTCATACAATTGAAATGTATATTAAATCTGTAGATGGGTTTGAGGGTGAGGGTGATTTTATTTCGAAGTTTGGACTACAAATAAAAGATCAAATTACTTTTACTGTTGCAAGACGCAGATGGACAGAGTTGAATGTTCAGGGTGATGGAAGAGCGGATGCACCACACGAAGGA